ACGGAGACACAGGTGGATTAGGAACGGGAGATGGTGGTATCGGTGTTCCCGGAGGGACAGGAGGTATCGGCGTTGGTGGCGTTGGAGGAACTGGTGTAGGTGGAACAGGCGTTGGCGGGACTGGCGTTGGAGGAACAGGCGTTGGCGGGACTGGTGTTGGAGGAACAGGAGGAACTGGTGTCGGGGGAACAGGAGGAACTGGTGTCGGGGGAACTGGTGTCGGGGGAACTGGTGTTGGAGGAACTGGTGTCGGTGGAACTGGTGTCGGTGGAACTGGTGCTGGCGGTATCGGAGGGAACGGCGTTGGAGGAATGGGAGAACAAAGACCTTCAACATAAATGTAGCTAGGAAGATTTATGCTTACAGGACTGATGCTTACTGAACTCGGTATATTTGGAGGATTTACGAAATTTACTATGCTAGGAATTATTAATGGCGGTGTGATTTTGATTACTGATGGAACAGTAATGGGTCCAAAACCCACGGGGTCTAAACATGGGAATACAATAGGTGGGAGTAAAAGTTGGTTGTTTACATTATTAGTAAATACAGATGGCAAATTTGGAAATTCAGGTATCGTAGGTACAGCAATATTCAGGTCGATTGTTACCTGCTGTGCCAAAGGTTGATTCAATACATTTCTCTTGACACCACTCACCACGCCTTCGCAATTTGTTGAAGTTACGGTTACTACTGGGTCAATTGTTGAGTTCGGAGCATAAAGATGGGTGCCACCTGTGACGGTTGTTGTGGACTGTTCGTCTCCAAAATCTATTACAAAACTATCAAATGTGCCATTTACTTCTAGATTTTTTCTGCATTAACTATCGCACGGGCAAGCTGATTATGGTGTTCGGCTAGAACAAATCCTCTTACATCTGTACCAGCAAGATTGTATTGTGGAGGTTGTCCTCCAAGATTACGAATGCAATTCAAAAGTGTATTAATTTTGCCGTTCGAGTCTTTACCGACAGCATCATAATAAATCAATTCACCGCTTATTGTCACATATCCATTGTCTGACCAAATCTCATTTTTTTCTAATTCAACTGGAATGATGTTTATGGTTGTTGCCCAAGCTTCCAAATTAGCGGACAAAACGGTTTCTGATGTATTGTAAACCTTGAACAGAGTACGATCTGTATCGTAGTCTAGGGGGTATACAACTTTAGGTGGAAACGGAACAGCCAATTTATTACCTTCTTTTGCAAGTATCTATCGTTAGAAAAATCCAAAATTCCATTGATTTCCAGACGGTCTTGCTGGTAATTTAGTAAATGTCAAATCCAAATCGTTGAATTTGATGAAGGAATTATTGGAATAATCAAAACTTAAAAAGGCTCTTCTGTCTCCATCAGTAGTTGCCAATAAAGTATTAGATTCAGAGTCGTAATTTGTAGCGGTGGTATCTTGCAAAGTAGTAAATTCTGCTGAATTTAGTCCCGGACCACCAGTCCTCCAAACATTTGTTGTTGTATCAAAAGAAGACACAGCGCCAGTATTATTGAAGAAAAACAAACCACTATTTAGATTTACTAATTGGCCTTCATATTTGACTGGGCCTAATATATCGGGAAGTTTTTCAAACCCAGCAACAGAATAGTTGGCATCTTCATATGACGCAAAGAAAGATTTGATTTGGAAAAATGTTCCAACAGCATTGTTTTTAAGAATATAACCTTTCCTATTTCTCCAAGCATACCTATAGGCGCTAAAGTTGCCATAAATAGCAACGCCACCTGAAAAATCAGCAGCATTGCTCAATAACTCCGAAGCACCTCCAATAAAATCTCCAGAGGATAGCGTTGCGGTATCGAGCGTATTTGTTACCAAGTCGTGTACTTGTCTTGACAAGTTTGTCAAAGAAAATCCGGGAGATTGTGCTACGCTCAAGTTGCCGAATATAAATGTAATTTTATTTAAGAAATTTAATCCAACCCAGTTCCATGGTCGTTCAATATATGTTGGGCCAGCCAGAGGAAATGCTGTGTAGGTTTCTAAAAACCCGTTGTAACTGATGGCTTTAATCTTTTCATCCGAAATGGTCGCTCCAGAGCGTCCTGTCGCATAATGCAAAATAGCTGTTCCTTGAAGTCCTGAAACGATTCCAGACCTTGATGCAAAAGATGTATTTCTTTTAAATTCTCTTAAAAGTTGTGTTGAATTTGTTTCCGACTCCAAAAATGTTGTTGTAATATCGAGAGTTGTAAAAGAATTTTGTTTTGTCTTGAATGTTTCAGAAATTAATCCAAATTCGGATGTTTGGATAACAGTAGTGGAGCTACCAAAAAATGTTGAAAGCCACAAATTCTGTCTTTCAACAACATTGATATAGTCTGGGAATGTTGTAATTCTATAAGCTCTACTGTCTGTATCACATCTAACAACTACATCGTAAAGACCACCCACAGTATAAAATGCAGTAGTGTTTTGGTCATTACCATGGTTTGTATCATCTGATAGTAGCCATGTGTATTTGTTAATTGGATCAATTGGATTGCCTGATCCATCGACTTCTTCCCCAGAGTAAGTTCTCCCGGTAGCGGGGTTAATTCCAGTTGGAATCCCTAGAATAACGCTGACCCCTGTGGGTGTCTTAAATATACCATTTACAACATCCTGATTTTCCACAGCAGAAAATTCGACTACGCAGACATCTGGAGCTTCATACTTAGCATTTATAAGATCGTTGAATTCTACAGTATCTGTTCCGTATTCATTTACTACTGTCAAGGTGACAGTATATGTTCCCGGTCGAGTATAGGTTTTTTCAATCGTCCCGCCGTCTAAATCTTCAACTATAACATTGTTTACATACGAAGGAACATCAGAAGTAGCTTCATAGTAAACAACATTGGAAGAGGTATTATCTCCAAAATTCCAAAAATACTGAATTGTATTTCCGGGAATATTAGCTCCCAATCGGATAGACTGATTTGTGAATGTTACTGTAAATGGAGCAAGGCCGATTCTTTTATCAACGCTGAACCAAGCTTTTGGTTCAAATGCCTTGGTATATAAGAAGTTGGTTCTTTCTTCGAGCTTGCCGGTATTGACAGTATTGTAATTTCCCATTATGCCTTTTTTGCCGACATAATTTTCTATTGCTATTACAGCATCTTTTATATTATTATGATGTTCTGCCATAACATTCATAACAACACTTGTAACTCTACTTGGCTTATAATGATCGAGTTCAGGATTTATAAGTGTCAAATCGCTGAAGACTGTATCTGTCCTTGAGCCATAATAAAAAGAAAGTCCTCTGTATTGGGGGTCTGAACATTGCTCGGTCAGAGTGATAATGCCGGTTGTAGGAAATAAAAGAGTTTTTTGGGTGTCTAGTTCCACGGTAATGGTTGTGTCACCGGGATTGTAATCTTTTGCTAAAACTAAATATGCAGAATCTTTTACAACATATAAATTTGTTTCTGTGTCTAAGGTAGTTGGAAAAGTAATTTCTGGGGCCATTATAACACCGTAATTCCTTGCGTACTGAATACTCTTAAAACCTGCTGGCCCTCTAAGCCAATGAGAATAGAAGGATTGTATGTCCCAGCTTTTTGGTAGCTGTGTGTCACGACATGCTCATATGGGTCAACTGCAAAATAATTTGTGCCATCATCAAACTGCCAAAGTCTATTGGATATTTGAGCATTTGTTTGATCGATAAATGTAAAGTTAGTAACAGTTCCACCGTGTTTATCCACATATTCTTGTGAATAACCGATAGTTGGGCTAACATAGAAGAAAGGCTCTGTATATTCGTTTGAAACTTGAATGTAGCTTGTCTTGGTTGAAAATCCCTGTCCACCAAGCTCTGTTATCACTCTGAGTTGAACTGTGTAGTTGCCCTCTGTCAGATAAGTGTGCGATGGATTTTTGTCATAAGAACTGCCACCATCACCAAAATCCCAAAAGAATCGTGTTGAGACTGAGGATGTAAAGTTATGAAAATTAACGGTCAGCGGTGCTGGTCCTTTTAAAGGATAAGCTCTGAAAAGAGCTTTAGGAGCAAGGTATCTTGCCTCTTGTTGTTTTAAAAGACCATTTAAAGTGGTAATATCTGTGCTGTCTGTTGTCCCTAAGTTAGATTCAATTTGCAAAATGGCATCTTTGATATCTTGAAATGTATTTGATGTCTTTTTTTGGTAGTACATCATTTCACTTGTGAGGCCATCGTAATTTGCGAGGCTTACACGAATGATGCCTTGTTCCGGGAAATTGGTCGTATCATCTACAACCATGATTTTGCCACTAAACCCAAAGTTTTGCGCCAACTTTGTCGAAGCTAAGTTTTTAGCCTCATATAAATTATCATAGCTGTCAATAGCTTGTGGATAAAGCGACAGGTCTCCGGGTAGATATCCAATGTCATAAGAAGTTAATTTACTGGCCATAGTTTAGTTATTTCAATTGAGTAATTTTTTTGCCCCTGACATAGCATTTCCAAGTTGAATTTTCACCTGAGAATCGTCAGGCATAGCAAGAACAGATTTGATAAGTTCAACGCTAGGTGCAAAACCACACATTGCGTTTAAATTTACCTCTTCTATCAATCTTGAATTCCAATACTCAAGCTGGTTTTTTTCATCATCAATATCTATTACTTTATTATCTGGATTATACTTATTAAAAACATCAATTATTTTGGCACATTCTGCAAGAATTGCTTCTTTCCTTTCAGCAATCTTTAGCATGGCACTTTGGAGATTTTTCAATCTTCTTTCATGCTTTCTTATAAGAATTTCCTTTTTTTGATTTGCTATCTTTTCTAAAACAACATTTTTGCGAAATGTCGGCTTGTTTTTGAAATATTCCAATTTTAATTTTGCCAATTCCAAATTATCTTGGGCTTCTTCCATTTCTAAATTGACAGCTGCTAAATTTTCTTTTCTCGAATTTAATTCACGAATACATTGCCACAATTTTCCATTTGTTGTGGTTTCCTTCCCAAGCATAAAATGTTCAATTTGAAAATTTGTGTGCTTGGGAAGGACTTTATGTTTTTCGGTCAAAGAATTTAGTTGTTCTTCGATGTTTTTATGATCAGACATTAAACCCTCATATGTTGCAAGCGCCAACAATCGCTTTAAATTTTACACCATTCTGCAAAGCACGATCAGCCCATAATATTTTAGTATCTTGCAGGTCATTTCCAGACCCAAATTCACCAACCTTGTCATAAAATGCTTTATTTATCAATATGCCATTCATGGAGCCTCTGACAAAATCATGAATCCTATTTACAACTGGAAAGAGTACATCCCTTTCATTTTCAACATATTGAGACAATTTAAGATCAATTTTTTTCTTGATTACTGAACCGGCAAAAACAATAAATGCCCATTCAGATTTCACATTTTTTAAAGCAACATCTATTAACGATGTGACACAAAGTCCACCTTTATATATTTTTATTTCTGATGGTTCAACTTCTCTGTTTTCTGGAATAACACCTATGACTTTGTAATCTTTGGTCAAGAAGCATGAGCTTTTTTGAGTTTTTCGTATTTTAGAAAAATCTCCATCAATACAAATAATACAAATTTCCATATCAATTGATTTGGAAACATAGAGCATTTTTTAACTCGCTATGGATTAAAGAGGAACTTCAAAATCAATCACGATAATATCATTGGCCGTAATCGGATTCAATAATGAAAATCCATTCGGTGTTCCATTTTCTGTGAATTGATTTAAAGTCCAAGAAGTCAGAGGATCAGCTGTTGGAATATAAATAGCAGGCGTTGGACTAGATGGCACTCTTACCCCATTTATGTAGACTTTCAAAGAACCAGCAGTAAAAGTTATTGGTGTAGGAGATGCTGTATAATAGTTTTGATAATCAGGTGTAAGAGAAACGCTTGCAGGTACTATATTGTCATAATGTTGGTGAGCATTTGCCAAACTTGATACAACATCTGCTCTTACAGCTTGTCCACCTGTTGATGTCCAAGTTATGGTAGTTGAATCTTCAAAACTTATTATACCATTATCAAAACTAAGTGGAGATGGAGTAGCATCAGGGAAGTCTATAGTGATATTTTTAGCTTCATCATCAATTAAGGCTAATTTTTCTCTCTCTGCCTGAAGCATCCTGACAAATGGTACCGGATTTGTTACAAGAGGATAGTCTGCTTGATAGGCTGAAAGCTCTCCAGAATCAACAGTAAAGCTTCCGTCAGTATGAGCACCTATGTTGTGCAAGCTTGTGTCAACAGCTGCTGTTTTTAAATCTCCATTTAACTCAAGAGATTGATCTAGTCTGCCAGCCAAACTTCCAGCTGTGCCATATGTCGCAGCAATAGCTGCTGTGTTGGCATCAACAGCCGTATTGATTAAATCTTCACGGGCTACGAGAGCATCAATAGGCAAGTTGTCATACACATAGTGATATGGCTGACTTGGCTGGTATCTAGGTACAGAAATGTTATTGATATCTGGCATATTATATTTATTTCCTATTATAAAATTTTATATTATACGAATGACAAAGACCAGTTCCATGTTATTTGCATGCTGCTACTTTTTGTAATTGGTGGAAATGTCACCATGCTATAATAATCACCACTATTCAAAACCAAAGCCATCTCACTCAAACTGTATCCATTCCCATCATCATATGTTAATACTGAAGTGAAAATAGCTTGAGTTGAGTTGTCAGGATTAGCAGTTGACACTACTGGTTTAGTGGCACGGACAGTTCCAAAAAGGCCCGTTCGATTTGTTGTGACAAGTTTCGGGGTTCCACTTCCATCAACACCACCATCACCAAAAACCATTCTATTGACAAAAAGATTGGGATAGTCACCAGTATTATTAATTAATGTATTTACTAGGGCGTTTCGTCCCAAGATAAGCACCGTATTAGGACAGCTTATTTTCAAAGACTTGCCATTGTTGTATTCAATCACACCCTCAATTGAACCCATGGCTTTGATATTATCTGAACAGTTCATCATATCTCTCCTGTTTCAACACGACCATCTGCGTACTCTATCTTTATATTTATAAATTCTTGTGGCTTTATACTATCAGATATTCCCGGTTTTTCTGGTTTCATGGCTAATTGTGTCATGTTTTCCATCATACTAAAAGAGTAATTGACAGCATAATCATAAATTTCTTGTCCTAATCGGCTTACATCATAAAGTTGCTCTCCGAACAATTGTATGGATTCTTTTGAATAACGGAAAATTTGGAATGTAGTCGGAGTTCCTGTTGCGACTCCATAATCAATAAGTGCTCCGTCTAGAACCCAATAAGTATCAGGCCCTATCGTCATAACTTCACTTATGGCAAACAGTTTTGGAACGGCAACAAAATATTGTGCTACCAAGTAATTCCATATAAAATTATTATTATCAACAACTGCACTTGCTGGATTATCAAAGACTGGCCATCCGGGCAACGCTTTAATCATCATTCCTCGATAACCGAAATTACCCGTTGTATCATCCACAAGTCTTTTTAGTATTTTGCCAGCAACCGTACCAGTCCCACCATTCCAGTCGTATACCAAGAAAGATTGGTTATCTCCATCTACATAGCTATAAAACTTGAACTGATCTGATGTTGAATCAAGGTAAAAATATCCACTTCCATCTATAAGTGTGTTAACATTGTTATAATTCAAACTTGGATCAATTGTTATTTTGCCTATTACTTCAACAACATAGTTTCCGTTGCTGGATGTAAGTTCAGTTGCTGTTGGACTTAACAAAGACCAGTTAACGCCTGTCGCAGAAACATTGCTTAAGGTTCCGTCATCTTCTATTATTAGAACATCATCATGCATATCTAATATGTCATATGTGCCTGTCGGCAAAATCACCTGCCAAGCTTGGGCAGCGTATCCGTTGTTTACATCCCAAACAGTTTTGATTGCATAATCACTCAAAACAACCGAATCATCATTTAATTTGTAAATATTTGCTTGTGCTGCTGTAAAATTGCTATCGGCTAGATTAATATTTGAAAGCCTAAATGTAAAAGACGATTTATTCAAACTGGGAGTTTCATTTACTGGAATAGTTTGTGACACATCTATGAAATTAGCGTTCGGATTTTGAACACAATATTCTCCAGAGTTTGCTGAAGGAGATAGTACTTCCAGTAAAGTTTCTGTATCAACATCTCTTACACCAAGAGTCTGAAAATTTACTTCGGAACAAAATAATGTAATTGCTTGATTGTATGCGTCCGTGCCTTCAATAATATACCAAGACCATTGAGTTGCCAATTCGTTCCTGTATACTGCGTTTTGATCCAATCCTAAATACATGGCCCTATTCAAAACATATTGTGCCATTCCAGCTATGCAGTAATCATCTTGGTTGTAATGAATTAATGCCTCGTATTGTTCAATCGGAGGCAATATAATATCTTCGAACTTACCAGTAAAATTTAGAGTATGCAGTATTGAATGCATTGGGGTAAAATCATTAATAATACTTTGACATTCTGTAATTCTATCATCTGATAAATCACTTATTTCCACATCCAAGGAAAATTTTGCACTTATTCCATTGCTGCAAGGTTCTATGAAGCTCTTGTCGATATCACAAGGTTTTTGCGAATCACGCAATGATCCGTTGTATTCGTCCATGTTGTACACATTTTCTGAATACGGGAACTTAGTTCTGACCTTGCCAAAATAGAGGTAGTCAACGAAAGGGTTTTTTTGTGTGACTACCGTGCTAAAGTCAGAATTAGATTCTGATATTACTTTAGTATTCCAATCCTTTGGTGGATATTTAAAATTTCTGTCATCTCGCAAGTCAGCTAATGGCAGAGCATTAATGATGTTATATCTAGTTAACTCTCCACCAGTTGGCAAGTAGAGAAGATAAGTAATTTTTATGACTTCACCAACTTCAGTTACAGGATCATAATATAATTCATTTCCTGTCCATGTCATAGTGCTTACTCCACCACTTGTAGAGATTGTGATGTTTGATAAGCTTTGTGTCTGGTAACTTGTATCGACAGTATCGAATGGGTCTCTTTTTTCTAAGCTAAAAAATGGAGTATAAGTCACATTTGTTGGATCAAGTGAAACATAAGACAATGTAAAATTATAACTTCCTGTAAACTCAAAAGTCTCGGTAAAAACTGCATTTGTTCTACATTGCCAAAGTTGGGAATAGTTCAGCAACCCTATGCCTGCATTAGATAATGCTTCTTTGAGCCCATCATAAGTTCCTTTTTTCTTGCACAAAGGTATTGCTGTTTTTATTTGCCTTCTCCAAAGTGTCACATCTGTGGACCTGAGAGGCATACCAAAGAAATTGGCTAAATATCCTAAAATCGGTTCCTGAGTTGCATTTGCATCCGTTATGTCAACAAGCTGAACACCAAGGTTATCTAGTACGGTAAATCCATCACCTATTGCATAGTTTAATTTATCTAATGTTGGTACTGTTAGATCATCTTTTGCATATGACATTTTGTACATCTCTGGGAGGTATGAATCCAGAAGATTTTTGTACTTATTTGGATCAACAATATGCGCTGGGCTGGTAACTTCATTTGATATGTTGCTATTTACATAAAAATGCAGGTAGGCAGAAAACCTGTCACCAGCTAAGTTTGGAGCCCATGTCCAGCATAAATAAAAATCACCTTCCCTGATAGTTCCGTTTGGTGACCAGATAAATTTGAAATGACCGTTTTGGACTTCTCCGCTTGCTCCAGTAATTTTAGAAATAATTGAATCAGTATTTGGACCAGCAGCAGTCCAAACTGGATAAGTTGAAGTTCCAACATTGAAAATTATGTCTGCTTGGGTATACCAAGTGCTGTTATAGATGCTCGTAGCTTCGAATTGTTTTTTTAATTTAAAGGCATTTGCAATATTTGTTTCAGTCGGATCATCACAAGCCAATTGTTGAGCGTCTAAATATTCTTTTTGTTTAGAAACATCAAATTGATCAACCAAAGAAAGTGTATCTTTGGTACCATTGAGATTTCTTTCAACAAAGTAAATTTTGATGTTTTCAACGGCATAAGGATCAGCAAAGAAGCAACCATCTGCGTCTGGAGTATAGAAATCAAATTCAATCTGGTCAGTTACCTTCGGATTGTTGTAATATAAAATTGCCATTACTCCTCATTACTCATATTGGAAATCAATCTGAATGTTGTCTGGTCGAATTATTTCATAAAACTTGGTGGTTACCTGAGAGCCACTATTATTCGGATCAGATGTAGTCAAGTTTACCTCATAACGATATGGTTCAGAAATATTTGACAAAGCTTTTATAACATCCGTATTTCTTAGAATCTGACCATAATCCCAGTTATTCAAGTTGAAGAAAATAGCAAGGTTTCTTTCTATTTTGGCCCTGATATTTTCCTCAAATGTTCTGTAGTATTTGTCCAAGACAACATCTATTGATAAGGATGTAAGAACTATAACACCATCTTTGATACAAATAAAATCTGTCAACATTTTTTTGGTGTTCAGATAGTCGGTAAGTTCTGCCTTGAACTGTGACGAAGCCAAGGTCAGCCCATTATCACCTTGCTTAACCAGAGCGTAAATATCAACAATATTTGCAGCACATCCGTTATGTCTTAATGCAGCAGTTGATTTTCCCATTACACCATTATATGGTGTTACAAAATTATCACACAATGTCTTATAGTCAGAACCTGTTACTGCCCTATCTTGTGTCCTATTATAGTTAGGAAGTTTTCTCCTAATATCTTCTACTGTATCTCCGTTATACCCGAACTCACCACGGGTATAATTACTCAGATTGACCAGTACGCTAAAATCCTGACCTTCAATAGGAATCAAAGTTTCTACATTTGCAAAATTCGTAACTATATTCCCGTTTGTACCACCACCCACACGATAAGTGACTGTGATCACGGCTCCAGCGGGAGGGATCAATCCAGCACGATTGTTGCCAAATATGATGAAAGCGCTGTAATCAGATGTGTACTCAACACGATATTCTCTTCGGGGTTGTGAATCCGTAAAGAAAGGAACTTGTTCCCATCTTTGTCCATCAACATCAACTCGTATGGAATCCATAAGTACTGGTCTAAAATTTAACAAACTATTTTGGTTAATTTCTCCTGTTCCCACAAAGGTATCGGTAAATGTCTGACCCTCTACTCCAACAATATTCGAATTGGTGATTGCACCAGCTGGGATGATAATAGGTTGGTCAAAAATAGGTCTATTGAAGACATCGGCTGGAAATAGTTCGAAATTAACCCCAGCACCGTTGTTTACCAAGCTTACATCGAAAGGAGTTGGAATTGTGAGGTCGATTGTTTGGGGTGCATTTATTCTTGCTGTCCACAGACATTTAGAAGCTATAGGTGGCATGGGTTGGTAGCCAACAAGTTTTGCCAACCTAAATGCATTCTCTATTTCTGTGACAGTATCGATAAAAACTTCATTTGCAATTTGATCGATTTTGAATGAAAGAGTATCTGCAATAAAAGACCAGTTCTCGATCAACATCAAAGCAAGGCTTGATTCTACAAAATCATTGAACTGATCGCCAAATCTTTCTTTTATGAATGTTATCAATCTGGCTTTCATAGACCAGAAATCTTGGTTGGTATAGTTTAGATTTACAGGCGTGGGGCGATTCTGTATATTCGTAGACTTATACGGTAAAACTTCAAAAGGACATGTTTCTGCCATCTTATGCCTCGCCTATTGGTACTTGCAATGTTAAATCTTCAACTACATCAATATTATTAAAGGTGCTGAACTTTATTTTTATATACAAAAAATTCTCAAGGTTCTGTTTTGGATCACCAGATGGAAATGTAGCATTGGTTGCGCTGTTCTCAACATCTATTGAATCTACTACTATTCTTGGCTCCCATTGCTGAATTGCCTGAATGATAGCAGACCTTGCAGTATCAGCTAACATCGTAGTATTTGGTTCAAAAAGAAGTCTTCTAAGTGGTGTGCCATATGTAGGCAACATTACTCTATCACCGGGATTTGTAAGTAGCAGCTGAATCAAATCTCCCTTGATACCAGTCAATCCCGTGGTGGGAGCTAAAAGGCCAAGTGGGGTTTTTACTATTGGAAACGGTGCTGCTAATAAATCCATAGCTCCTCTAATTATCTTGGATTAACATAAGGTCTCATGTTATATATGGATACAGTCGGAGCTTGTGGAGAACAACTGGCAAATATTCTGTCACTTATTTTAAGCACTCCACCACCATTACTTCCGGGTACAAACACGACTACTGGAAAACAACCCGGACCTTTCCCTTGAGGCTTTCCGTTCTTATCCTTTGGCAGATCATAATCTCGACCAGAAAGCAAGATGATGTCTCTTTGTGCATTATATATAACTCTGTTGGCTCCTGTATATGAGTAGTCTTTGATCTGTTCATATTTTTTATCTGAAACAAATGTTATTTTGCTAGCTGGATTATCAACAAACTTTCCATCTTTTTGCTCATAGCCCACAAATTCTACTGAATTATCACAACTAGACTGAATTAAATTGCCACCGGCTCTCAAATAAAGAGTCCCCGGTCCAGTAGGTTGTTCAGCCATTAACATGAAATGTGGCCCACGCTTAGTATTGTCTCTTTGTGGAGAAATTAAACGCATATATTGAAATTGTGTTTTTTCTTGCGATCCATTATCAACCAAATCAAGAGTCATCCCATATCCAGTTCTTACAACAATATATCCAAAACTAGCTTTATTAACTGGAGTTCCACCTTCTTTACGGCATGGAATAGGCCTTTTGTTTCCTTTATCTGACATCTTGATAATATTGTTACTTGTGCTTCTTATTAAAACGCCTTGATTTTCAGTTGCCGGTGATGGGCAATTTGGCCCTTCTGAATCATCACAAAGAAAAAGTTCATTTCCTAAAGCAGTTTTCAGTCTGATGCCATTGTTTGCCCCACGGGTTTGTTTAGTATCTCCACCTTTTTCAACATCATTTAATTCTATTGTATGTCCAGTTGCAGACTTCCAGTATGTTCTGCCCAGATACATATCGGTACAACCAAAATCAAACGGTTTGGTGCTTCTATTCCACTCCATGTTTCCTTGAGGGTCTTTAACTGAGTCATCCATCACTAAAGTGTGTCCAGAAATTGATAATATTTGG